ACCCTCTCGACCGCCTCCCTGTCCGCATCGCCCACCACGTGCCCGTAAATCTCAAGTGTGGTGCGCGCGTCGGAGTGGCGCATTTGCCGCTGCGTGACTTTTGGCGTAGCTCCAGAGTCGAGCAGGAGCGCTGAGTGTGTGTGACGGAATGCATGCAGGCCGCACCGGGGAATCCCGAGCGCGTCGAGGATGGTCCACAGGCGATACTGCACGACTTTGTTGGATGAAGGCGGCCGCCCGTTGCGAGTCACAAACAGGAGGCCTTGCGGATTGGGCTGCCACTGTGCTCGATATTCCTTCAGGATGGTTGCGAGCGCGGTTGGAATGGGAAGGACCGTCTCACTTGTTTCGCTTTTCACCGTCTGGATCTGTCCATACCACGCCGAGCGACGGACGTGCAGAAGCTTGCGGTCGAGATCAACATCTCCCCACTGCAGGCCGAGCACTTCGCCGGCGCGGAGGCCGTCCATGGTGAGAATGCAAAACATTGTTCGCCATGGCTCCTCAGCGATCGACAGAATTCTTTGGAGCTGATCGACTGTGAAGTGTGGCGCCTCATACCGCGCACCGCGAGACGGAAGCCTCAACTTCTCCAAGTCGACGTCTTGGCAGGTATAGCCCCAGTTTCGGGCGGTCGTAAGAACAGATGAAAGCGTTCCAAGGACGTTGAGCACGGTCTTACGTGAAACGCCCTTTTCGGCAATGCGGCTGATGAAGGTTTGTTGATTCTCTACCCCGAACTGTTCGAGCTGGAGTTTCCCGAGTTGCGGAAGAATGTAGCACCGAAGATGGGACTTCACCGAACGAACCGAGGATGGCTTCTGTTTGGTGAGGATCTCCGCTTTCCATCGCTCAAGAAATTCCTCGAACGTAGCGACTCGGCCGGGCCGATAATCGAGACCGTTGATCCGGGCAAGAGCAACCTCCATGCGGCGCTCGGCAAGATGTTTCGTCGGCAATTCGCGCTTAGTGCCGAGAATCACCTCTCGCCGGATGCGCTGCGTTCCCCCGCTTGTGATCACGTCGTCGCGATACCTTCCCTTCCATTTGTCGCCATCGAGATAGACATGCCCTTTCTGATAGCGCTTTCGTGCCATCGAGCCCCTTTCGCTCGATGGTTCGATTGACCTCTGCGGGAGTCTAGCAGATTCCTTCTTGGGGCAGCGTTCTGAGGCTGCTGCACTTAAACACACAACACCAGAAGAGTGAATGGCCAGCGCGGTATCAGAGGCCTGCTTTTCCGGTTGTTCAGTCACCCATTCCCCTGTTTCTCCTTTTCTGTTTGAGATTCCCTGGTGCCCGCCGGAGATCACGCCTCACTACAGACCGGCGTGAGTGGCCCATTCAAATCCTTACTTTGAGATCATTTGGGAAAGGATGAGAAGCGAATCTGGCGTGAGATCACCGTTGATGTCGGCCACGAGGATTATTTCGTAGCCATCGAATCCGTCCGGACTCCGGAAACGGAGTCCCTCATAGTGCGTATCGTCCAGAAAGACGATTTCGCCGAACTTGGCTGCCCATATCGTTGTAGCCGTCTCGCCGCTCTGGTGGATGAAGATTCCAGGGCGCGGACACTCCACGCGGCCTGCCCGTTGAATGAAGCACGCGAGGTGTCCGATCTCCATCGCGAAAACAACTCTCATCCCGTAGTCCGCCCAGCGGCGGATCACTTCGTCGGCTTCCATATTCGAAATATTGCTGATATCCATGACTCAACTCGATTCGAAAAACATGTGTTTATGGAACGCTCCAAGTCGCACTCATCGCCACAGTGGAATCAGCGGCTTACGACTGGCCGGCCGCTAGGGTTTTTGGAATGCTCGATTTACTGCACTGCCGTGGATTGCATCTCAGGCCACTGCTCTGCGGCCAGCACGCCCGACGGCGTACTCGATGCATCAGAGTGGCGAAGCCAAATCTTGAAACCACCACCGCGACAGGCCTGCGTTTTGATCACGGAGATTCTTTCCAGCCGGCGGCGCCAACGAACCGCGGTAGAAGCTGAAACTCTCAAGAGGCCGGCCGCTTCGACATCCGTGACCGCGCGCGCCTCGACGACGGGCGCCCAGGTCGGATCACCAGAAAGCTCCGCGTTGTTTTGGTACAGAAGAAATAGCCACACGGCAGGCCCGATCTCGCGGGCTCGGTCTAAGAGTTTCATGGCCTCGCCTCCAGTGTGGAATTACTTCGACGCTCTAGCATTCGTTCCTGTGCTCTCAGCTGGTCCCGGTGCTTCTGAAAATCGGGAGGCCAGTAATAACCGGTGCCTCCGTTGCGCTTTCTGTTGCTCTCGCAGCGATCAATAATCTTCGAACACAGATTTCCCGGTGTAATGTCTTTGCCTTTGTTCTCCTCGTACACTTCCAAAGCTGTTTCCACGAAATTGAACGCTAACACGGGGCTTTTTAAGTCAGGTTTCCAGCGCGTTGCGGCGAGTGCTTTTTGCTCGTCGACGCCGAGTGGATGTTCCCAGCCTTTCTTCCTGGAATACTCGATGTAGTCGGAGAGTGATCCTTCATCCCTCTGGATTTTCTCTACTAGCCGAATCTGAAGCTTTTTGCCTTTAGAAGAAGGGTTGGTGGATAGGTGCAGTTCGGCGTCAACCCGACGCCGTACGGCGTCCGCAGTCCCCTTCTTTACTTCTTTAACTTCTTCTAAATTCTTAGAGGGCTGTAAAGCCTTTGCAATCTGAGTGCTGGCCAGTTTGGTCAGGACAACGCTGGGGACACCAGTGGCCGCAGCTCTGTCCCCACCAATGTCCTCAGCATCGTTGCTAAGGACACGGGTGTCCCCACCAGATTCAGTGGTCCCTTGGTCGTACTTCAAGATTCTTATCAACGTATTTTCATACTGGTTTGCAGCGCCGACGATTTCAACATAGCCGCCATCGCGTAACGCATTGATGCTTCTCCGGAGCATCCTCACGTTCCAGCGAAGTTCTTGAGCGATGTCGGTGTAGTTGGATTCAAACGTGCCGCGCCTATCGCCCTTCCAGTCCGCCACAACCAGAAGCCAACTGAAGAGTTTGGCCGCGTTACTTGACATCGTGGCAAGGTGCTCGCGAACGCCGCGGCGGACTTTTACGAAACCCGGATCGCGTCTTTTTGGGTTATCACTTTGCATGCATATAGCTCTCCACGAAGTCCCGCTCCCTATCTTCTCAGTGCCCATACGACGTGACGGCCTCTTGCGCTGCGACGATTGCCTTACGCCCGGTGTCTTCGGGTTTGCGCTTTTCAATGAAGCGCGGCTTGTCGAGCAGGATGTAGCAGAGCGCGTCCACCAGGTGACGCCGCTTCTCTACCGGCATCTGCGGATCATCCTTGTCGATCACGTTGCCGCGCCACTCCGCGAATCGCAAATGGCTGACCTGATAGACCAGCTCGTCGTTGCCTTCCATGATCGTTAGCCCCGGCCGCATCTGCTCAAGGTCGCCGGTGCTGTAGGGTTTCAGCTTTAGAGCTTCATTAATTCGCTCGAAGCCTGACATATCCCGATTTTTCTTAGCCGCCTGGAAATGCAGGCCGGCGTCTCGGTAAGCGTCGAAGTACGAAAGCTCCTCAGTGGCATTCATGGAACGGCCAGCGACGTCCATAAGCCTGTAAGGCCGCTGGAACGCAAAGTGCTCCTCGATTTTCTTCACCTTCTCGGTGTAATCGGCGACTGTGAAGCGGCGATCTTCAGACGCGTGGTGCTCTGGCCACCAGGCGAACGGTACGATCATCTCGCCATCTCGATTTACACCGAGCCACACAAACGCATGCGGAGTGCGCGGGTGCGGATCACAGGCCATCCAGACCGTCCAATCGTGCGGGTTGAGTTCAAATGCGGGTACGACGTGCGTGCCCGCCTCGAACTCGGGGAATACCAGGGTCCCGGATAATGCCCCGTAATCGATATCGTACTCGGCAGCCCACCGGGCCTCTGACATTCCCTTCCGTGCTTCGTCATACCAGCGCTTACCGGCTTCGGTCGTAGGATCTTTGTCTTGGTCTGCGGTGTAGTGCAGCCGAAGGATATTGAACCCAAGCTTTGTTGTTCGCCTCGAAATGCCCTTCATGCAACGCGGTCCTCAACCAACTGCTCAAAGAATCCAGGGGCAGCAGAAGAAACTATATCGAGGCGTCCACCGCCGGAAAGCATTGGCTTAGCTGCGCCGATTAGCGCCTCCAGGTCAGTCTGAAAAGCCCCCTCATCGATAAAGAGGCATGAGCCGACGTGTTGCCGGATAATGTCTGGCCCTTGAGCAATGCCCCAAAGTTCACTGTAAGGAAGTGAATCCGGTTCATCTGGCCGATGAAACTTGAGGTGGCAGAAGCTATATTCTGCCGGGTGCGCGCGCCGTATGAATTCCGGCTGGTTCGTCCAGACCGTGAAGCACCTTTGAATCAAACGATCGGAGTCTTCCTCTTTCTTGGAGCTTAAAAAATTCAAACGGTTGGTGTGGAACTGGGCATCCCACAGATACAAGCTGCAGAAAACCCAGGAACACATCATCTGCCTGGACTTTTCGATGAGGCTCATTTTGCTGCTGAGCCAG